AGAAGATCACGCATACGATGCTCTAAGATATATGTTGATGACAAGGATGACAGGGTATGCAGCGATTCATCAAACGCTTAATGGCATCAAGGCTCAGGTCTATCAGGTGCAAAATGAAACATTCGGATACTAAGTAATGGCACAAGACGACAATTATTTATTAAGTAAGTTTAAAGATAAAACTTTGACAATAGGCGATGCTTTGACTGTTGACGCTATTACAGTTAAGACTATAGATAAGAGACTAGGCAGAGTTAAAGACCCTGACGCCAAGAGAACATCTTTAAAAAATACTTTAACTAAGCTTGGGTATCCTATGGATACACCTTACACTGTAATTAATAATCCTGAATTTTTAAAAAAATTAGACACGGTAGGAACAAACAGTCCTTTTAGAAATCTTAAAACTGTAGAAATAGCTTTAGCAAATCTAGGTGTAGTTAATTCCTTGCCAGATGGAAGCTCTTCATTTGGTTACAATAATACGTTTGTAGGGTCAAGTGGAACAGCTAATGCGATGCAAGACAGGGATCAACTTAAAAACAACAAACAACCTAGAAGAGTTAGAGGTTTTGAAAAAGTTCCGTCAGGTAAGATTGCTTTTCCTAATATAATATCGGCTATAAATAATATCAGTGACCCAGATGTTAAGGGTCTTGTATTTTTAAATGCTATGATTCCAAACAGACCCGGAGAGATTGCAAATTTAAAACTAGATGAGATTGATTTTGATAGAGGATTTATAGGGGGAGATGCCAAGCTTCAGAAAGGAGACGTTGGTTTTAGAGTCACAAAGAATAGAAACTCTGTAGATGTTCCTGAGTGGCTTAGAGAATGGTTAAAAACTGAAAGAGACAGAACTCTAGCCAAAGACCCAAATGCTAAATTTTTATTTAATCCACCTAAGGGATCAGAATCTAATTTAGTAGACTTAGCACGAGCAGAAATACAAAAAAAGGGAGGATTAACTGATCTTTTTAAAAGTGAAAGAAGTGTATTAGGAAGAGATATAAAAGGTTTAAAAGACCTTCAAAAAATAATACCTTCTATATTGGCTTCTGAGTTAAAACAAAAAGACGCAGCCAAAGCTTTGTTAGGGCATACAACCTTTGATGGCTTTGCTAACTCAATGGCTGATATATCAGACAAACATTATTTAACACCTGTGGATATAGCAGGAGAGTCCAAAAGTAAAGCAGCTCTTAATGTACTGCATAGTGGATATGCTGAAGTATTAGGTTTAAAAAGTTTAAATGAATTACCAGCAAAAGTAGGTTACTCTGTTCCAACTTTAATTGAAGAGGGATCAGTTAAATACCCTATTATACAAAAAGGACAAAAAGATAAAGGTTTTCTTGCATCTAAAGAAAACAATGTAATGACACCTGTTGACAAAGAGCAAGCTGCTTTAAGTCTTAAAGAATCAAAAGCTCAATCACAAGCAAACATTGCAAAACTTGGAAAACAACAACAAGTTGATTGGAAAGAATTACTAGAATTAGAAAAAGAAAATATCCAGACAGATGTAGATTTAGAGCCTGAAAGAATAGAAGCTGAAAATGTAAAGACCGAACTAAGACAAAAAAACAGAGCAGCAAAAATTGAACAAAAGAAAAAAGAAACTATAGCTCTGAGAAAAGAAAAGATAGAAGATGCTAAACAAAAACTAAGAGAAATGAAAGCAAAAGGTATTAGAGTTTTTGGTAGTGGTGTAAAGTCTGTTGGTATAGGTCCTGTTGGTATAGGTGCTACTGCAGCAATAGGCAGTGTTATTGCTCCTGATTTGTTTGCTGAAACAATGCAAAAGAATAAAATTGCAGAGATGGAAAAATCAAATGATCTAGGAACATTGTTTAGAAAAGGGATGATTGCCACTGGCGAGGGTATATCAAAACTAACAGATTCTGATTTTACAGGTAGAGAGATAGCTTCAGGAGTAGAAACTGCAGCACGTATAGTTGATCCCGGAATAGAATTAGCAGGAGACTTTTTAGCATCTTCCTTTCTTACAAAAAATGCAGGAGAAGGTTCTGATTACACTAAAGATGTTGAGCCTGCTGCAAGTCAAGAAGAAATGATGCGACCAATACAAAATCCACAACTACAAGCTGTAGCCGATGATGAAAGACAATTACAAGAACAAATGAATATGAAAAATTTAACACAAGATTTCAGAAGCGAAGCTGAAAGAAAGAGTGGTCTGTCTTTAGAAGACCAAATGAAAATCTTACAACAACAACAAGGGGGAGCTAACTATGCCCGATAATAACTATAACTACGGTGCTTCATATATAATGAACTCTGATAAAACTTCAGTTGATGATCCAATGGGATCAAATCAATTAACTCGTGAAGGTAAAGACTTTGACACAACGATAGGTAATTATGAGTTGCAATCTGACATGCCAAAGAAACAGTCTAAACCAACAGTAGAAGCATCTCTGTTTAAAATGGCAGAAGACAAGAACTACTTTAGCTAGGAGTTAACATGGCTGACAATTTTCTCCAGCCGCCTGATGAAACGGTAGCTGAAATACAGAACCCAGAAGAGAACCTTCCGGGAATAGCTGGATATGTGCGTAGTAAATTTGAAAGTGCTGAGAACGGGAGATACACTCACGAACAAAGGTGGTTATCATCCTACAAAAATTTTAGAGGTATTTACGACACAAGCACTCAATATCGTTCTTCAGAAAAATCTCAAGTATTTGTACGAATAACAAAAACAAAGGTTCTTGCTTCTTTTGGGCAAATAACAGATATACTGTTTGCTAATCAAAAGTTTCCTATCAATGTTGAGTCTACTCCTGTACCCGAAGGTATAGCTGAGTTTGCTCATCTTACAACTCCCCTAGATGAGATGGAACAAGAATCTGATCCTTATGGGTTTCCCGGAGATGGAAGACAAGTTGAAGCAGGTGCATTAGATTTTTTAGGTGGATTACAAGAAAAATATCAGAACGTTCCTCTTAGCGAAGGACCTTCTAAGTTAGGAGAGCCACAGATTAGTCCTGCACAAGAAGCAGCATTAAATATGGAAAAAGAAATCCAAGATCAATTGCTTGATACTAATGCAGTAAATGTCTTACGTACAGCTATCTTTGAACAAATACTATTAGGCACAGGTATTATCAAAGGTCCTATGATGAAAAATAAAAGAATCCATAGGTGGTCTAAGGATGAACAAGGACAAAAGTTTTATGATCCTTATGATATGGTATGCCCAGAAATACAATCTGTATCGTGTTGGGATTTTTTTCCTGATCCTTCTGCTACAAATATAGATGATGCTGAATATGTTATACAAAGACATCGTATGACAAAACAACAATTGCGTAACTTGTCCACTTATCCATATTTTAATGTGGAAGCTATTGAAGAAGTTATTGCTAAAGGTGCTAATTATCAAGACAAGTATTATGAGGATACTATTCGTGATGATGAAACTGAGCCAAACTATAATACAAATAGATATGAAGTGTTAGAGTACTGGGGAGTTATGGACAAAGCATTTGTAGACGAAGCAGGTGGAGAAGTAACTGCTGATATGTCTGACATGCAACAACTACAAGTTAATGTGTGGGTGTGTGGAGGAGAAGTCATTAGATTTGTTCTTAATCCATTTACTCCTGCTAGAATACCTTTTCACGTTTTTCCATATGAGATAAACCCTTATCAAATGTTTGGTGTCGGTGTTCCTGAAAACATGGAAGATGCTCAACTTCTTATGAATGGTCATATGAGAATGGCTATTGATAACTTAGCACTTGCAGGTAATTTAGTTTTTGACGTAGATGAAGCTAGTTTAGTTCCCGGACAAAACATGGACATCTTTCCCGGAAAGATATTTCGTAGGCAGTCTGGTGTAACAGGAACTGCAATCAATGGTCTTAAGTTTCCTAACACTGCTCCTGAGAATATACAGATGTATCAAATATCTAGGCAACTAGCTGATGAAGAAACAGGAATACCTTCTATTATGCACGGACAAACAGGTGTTAGTGGTACAGGGCGTACTGCTGCAGGTTTATCTATGCTCATGGGTGGAGCTAATCTATCTATGAAAACAGTAATAAAAAATATAGATGACTACTTACTTAAGCCATTGGGAGAAGCATACTTTCAATGGAATATGCAGTTTAATGAAAGATCACCCGATATCATTGGTGATCTACAAATTAAACCGAGAGGTACAGCTTCTGTTATGCAAAAAGAAATACGAAGCCAAAGACTAACAGCATTACTACAAACAGTGTCTAACCCTATGCTTGCTCCTTTTGTTAAGATACCTAATCTTATAAGAGAACTTGCTATATCTCAAGACATTGACCCTGACAGTCTTGTTAATGATGAAAACCAAGCAAAAATGTTTGCAGAAATATTGAGAGGTCTAAATGAATTACAACAGGCTGAAGCCACTCCTCAGCAACCCCCAAGCATGGGCGGCTCTGGAGGAGTACCTCAAACACCAGCAGACGGTAGTGTTCAAGGCACTGACGGTGGCACAATCGGAGTCGGAGCTACGCCAATTGCAGGGGAAAGCGGCTTTACTGGAAATGCTCCTGCTTCTGAACAACCAATACAATAAGGATAACAATGGCAATAAGTAAAAATGCTATTCCTAAAGAAAAAGACTCAATATCTTTGTTTGGGCAAAAGAAAAAATCTGAAGCTGAAAAGATAGTTGACGAGTTATCTAATAAGAATACACCTGCAAAAATTATAAGACTTGATAATGGCACAGAAAAAGTTATTAATCTTGTAAATGGTAAAACTGTGTATTCAGGAAAAATAGAGACTAAAGATAATTCAGTTGGCAGCCAAGTAAGTGAATTGTTAAGTAACAGAAAATATCCTGCTAGAGTTTCAGGGGATGGAAACATAACATTTTATGATCCTGATCAACAAGTTAATGAGTATACAGGCACTTCAACTGCAGTAAAAGAAACTTTTGATGAAGAAGGAGTTACCTACACTGGTCCGGGTGGCAGTTACACTTTTAGTGAAACGCCAACAACTGATGTATACAGCGAGGGTTATTTTCCAGAAGAGGACAACCTACCCTCTGACAGTGTAGTAACAACTAAGCAACTTTTTGGAGACGACACTAATTACATACCCAATACAGATTATCCACGTAGAGATACTATTGTAGAAAATCAACTAGATGAAGATCGCAATTTCTTACAAAGAACAGGCGATAATATTATGAAAGTTTTTACTCAATTAAAAACTCCAGTTCAAGTTAGACTTGACCCTGTAACAGGGGAAAATGTTGCTAGGTCTGTACCTATGGTAGGTGCAATTTTAGATTCAGCAACAGTTATGACTCCGATGTCAGGTATGGGTGCTGCTATGGGTACAGTGGCAGATACACTTTTAGCGAGACAAGAGTCTGATGCTCGATACGCAGTCGAAGGATTTTCAGGATTTGCAGCAATACAAGCAATTGACTTAGGAACAGGCAATCCTGTTACTATAACTGCTAGTCCGGGATTAGGTGGAACAGTTTCTACCAATCAAAACATAGTAGGACCACTAGCATATAATGGGTCAGTTTTTGCAGATGCCACTGCAGTAGCTGCTGAAGCTATTAAACCTACAACACCTACAGTAACAAGTTATGCTGACAGACTATATAGAACTAGTCCTCGTGCTGAAGAAGGACAAAAAGAAATAGGAAGACCTAAAGTTCAGGTCAATCCTCTTGCAAATAGAGGAGAGTATAACGATCAAACAGGCGAAGTTAATTTAGGAGCAGGAAGGTTTGGACAAACAACAGGAGTTTTTTTAACTGATGATGGTACATATCAATTTACAACGGGAAGAGCAAGTTTAGTTACGGATAGTAAGGGCAACCCTGTTACTACTAATAACGGAATTGTGTACAGTGGTCTTAGAGGTAACATTGTAAGTTCCAATACAGTTCCTGATTCTGTAAATTTATTAAGTAAAATGGAAGATGGCAGTATCAAGACTGACGATTATACTTTAACTGCACTAGCAGGAACACAAGATTACATAGATCAAGATACAAATTTTAATTACAACTATCCAACTATAGATGATTATAGTACTGCCTACTCACCTAATTTAACAGAAATATATTCAGAACAGACTAAAAGTTTTGATGACCCAACTATCGTCGAATCTGGAGTTACTTACGGAGGTGGTTTGAGTGGTAATTACAATTTTAGCGAAACATTAGACTCAGATGTATACAGTGAAGGCGATTTTGATTTAGACTTTAGTAATACATCTATGCCAATAGATAATGAAGCAGGTGATGTGACCTACGGTGTGACTGATAACATATATTCTAATTTCCAAGACAATAACGATAGTGATAATAATAATAGTGGTAGCACAGAAAGTGCAGGCTCTAGTGATATGGGATTTGCAACTGCTTTAGGTGGTAGAATTAGTAAACAAGAAGGTGGTGTGGCTTCTCCACAAGGCGTATCTCAAATTATACAAGGGGCAGGATTTATTGCACCTCAACAAAATGCTAATCCTGAAATGACCGTAGCTGATGATATTCCAATGGAGGCAGAAGAAGGTGATTTTATAATTAATGCACCTGCTGCCGAGTTTGCAGGAAGACAAGATATTGTTACTATGATTACTGAAGCCATAAATAGTTTACGTGAAAAAGGGGTTGACATTCAATACGGAAATCCTACAATACCAGTAGAGAAGAGCGTAAAGTTAGCTGTATCTCGAAATGAAGTATATGTACCTAGAGTAGTAGCTGAAGAGATAGGTTACGACAAATTACAAAAAATAAATAAACGTGGACAAAAAGAAGTTCAACGAAGACAAGAAGAAGCACAAAGTCAAGCTGCTCGTGGTGGATTTATTGCAAAGGCAGACGGAGATGTAGTCACAAACGACGAAACTCTTAAAGAAGATAAATCAAGTATGCTTGGAACAGATGAAGGTAGTTTCATACAAGATATAGGTAGGGCAGTATATCAAAGTATAAAAGATAATGTTGCAGGATTTCTATCCCCTAAAGAAACAGAAAAACAAGAATTAGAAAAGTCCGACATGCCTAAGTCTAGACCTACTAATTTAAAAACTTCTAACCTTGTACCGAGTAAACAAACCCCTCCAATTGATTCCATGAAAAAAATGGGTCTTAAGTTTCCCGAAAATTCAGAAAAGGGTCGCACATTTAGTTTGTTAAGTCTCTTAGAAACTTTACCTAATCAGGATACAAGAATAGGCTACGTACCTAAAGGAAACGATCATAGTAGTGGCACAACAGTAGCACTTGGATTTGATATAGGGCAACACTCTGCTAAAGATTTATTAAAATACAAATTTTCAGGTTCTTTGTATAACAAACTTGTTCCCTACACACAGAAAAAATTAGATGTTGCTAGACAATTTACTAAACAAAATCCTCTAAATCTTACTGACGAAGAACTTAACGAAATTAATATAAAGGGCATTCTTGACGTAGGAATCAGAGAATTTGAACAACAATTTCCAGAATTTAAAAATATACCTGTAGAAGACAAAGCTGTTTTATACTCAGCATATCATTTAGGAGGTTTAAGACCAGATGGTGTTTTAAATAAGAAAAAAATAAAAAGAACACCAGAAAATCCTAAAGCTGTTCGATATGGTAAATTTTACAAAATATATAAGGACTCAGGGAGTATACAAAATGCTCTACAAGGAGGTCTTTTAGATATAATTAAAAAAGGTGGGGGAGAATGGAATAGAGCTGATAAAGCTAATACATGGGTTGAAAAAATACAAAGAAAATTTATGAAAACTCCAAAACCTAGACCGTCTAGCATAAAATCTAGATCAAAAGGAACATCGAATCCTACTAGTTCGTTTCTTAATAGTCCAACTATGGGATAAGAATTAGTCAGCTACCCAGTAATATCTGGCCCTGACATCCGAAGCAGCTACCCACAGCCATGTGGCACTGCAATATATGAGGTAATAACAATGGCAAAACAAGTAAAAGGTGCGAGAGCTAATAAACCTAATGACTCCTTTGGAGTAATAAATAATCCAAGTCTCTATAAAAACAAATACCGAGAGGAAGTTGATAAAGATGATCAGGATGAAGTAGAACAGCAAATTGAATTGGCCCCTGAAGAAGAATCTGAAGCCACGCCAAAAAACGAAAGCTTTGCAACTACTGAAAAAGAAGGTGAAAGCGATGCCTATAAGAAACGTTATGATGACTTAAAACGTCACTATGACAAAAAACTAGACGAGTGGAAATCAGAACGTGATGCTCTGGAAGCTGCTAATAAGGTTACGGATACTGGAGTGCAAATGCCAACGACTCCCGAAGAAATAACGGAGTTTAAACAAAAGTATCCCGATGTGTACAAAGTTGTTGAAAGTGTTGCTTCAATGCAAGCAGAGCAAAAGACAGGTGATCTTAAAGAAAAGATTAACTCTCTCCAGCAACGTGAAGAAGACTTAGTTGTACAGAACGCATACTCTGAGCTTTTAACTGCTCATCCTGACTTTCAGGATATTAAAACAGATGAAAAGTTTCTAGAGTGGCTAGATGAACAGCCAACTTCTATAGCAAACGGTATATACAAAAACAACAAAGACGCAAAATGGGCAAGCCGAGTATTAGACTTGTACAAAATAGATGCAGGCATATCATCTAAAAAAACTACTTCGACCAATAAACAAAGTGCTGCAGAGGTTGTAAAATCACCAAAAGCTCGTGAAATTTCAGACTCTAACAGCAACAAGAAAATTTGGAAGATGGAAGACATCGCCAGACTGAAATCGTGGGAATTTGAGAAATTTGAAAAAGAAATTGATCAAGCACGAGCAGAAGGGCGAATAACTCAATAACTAACCTCAAATAGAGGAAGGATAAGAAAATGGCTTTTGATACAGCTGCAGGGTATGCTAACTTACCGTCAGGTAACTTTGCTCCCTCAATTTTTAGTCAAAAAGTTCTTAAGTTCTTCCGTAGAGCTTCGGTTGCAGAAGATATT